GCCGCACATAGATTAGCTTGATAAGGAAAACCTTTTAACGCATCTCTTATTTTACCTACAGGCTTACCACCATAATCAATTACAATAGCATTGTCTTTATTTAAACCTATCTTTAATTCAAATAATATACCAGTATATTTATCTAAATTATTTTTTTCCGACATTCTCCCCTCCATTTGTATTTACAGGTGTAAGTGTAGATAGAGAGTTCATAAGTTTAACAACTTCCCCATAAGGTCTAGTCATTAAGTATCTCATAATATCCATAAGTTTTTCAGAATCTATGTGATACATTCTTGGTATTGGTTTTTGTGTTTCTTTCTTTTGTTCAGCCATTTGTCCTCCTATTAAAATGGTATATCATCATCATCAACACTATTATCAAAGTGTTTAGATAACGTTTTTAAGTTTTCTTCAGCATTAGATATTTTTGTTAGAACTTTATCTAACTCATCTAAAAATTGTGGATGTTCTCCAATAGCAACTGGTTTATCAAAATAAACTTTAGCAGTTGCTTTACCTGCTGCTATTTCTGCCTCATATTTACGTTTAAGTGCATCTAAAAATAGATCTCTCATTACTCTGCTCCTTTAAATTGGTAGTATTTGTTTTCTACTAAATCCTCTTCATCAAAGTAAGGATTAGTTTTAGATTCTCTAGCATCTCGTATGGTTTGGTTTAACGTTCTACCTTCACGCAAACAACCTGCAACGAAATCTTCTAACTCAAGTATTGCTTGTTTAACTTGCCCCATTATTAACCTCCTTGATTAATCTATTTAAATACCATTGTGCTTTTTCTAAATCTTGTAATGGTTCTCCCTTAAACTTATAACGAGAAACATATTTTAAAACATTACCTTTTAAATATCCATGATACTCATCACTAGTCATGCAATCTCTTATGACTTCTATAGTTTCTTTTTTACCATGCTTGTAATGCGAAGGTGAGTGCACATTATCATGCTTCCTCTCATTCTCATATGATATATCATGATTGTAATCCTTCTCATATTTATAAGTTCTTTTAGCATCTATGGGTTGCTCGAACACATAATCTTTCCAAGATTTATCTTCTTCCATACTCTCTCCTTATAGTTTTAATATCAATTAACTCCATGTTATAAGTACCATCTTTAACTTCTTTTTTAATAATTAAACCACTCCACCACATATGCTGAGTATCTCTAGCAAAATGTTCTGGATGATTTAAGTAGCATCCAGCAGATAGTGCATTTAATTTTTTACCATTTGGTAATGTAGATACTGCATAATCTAATAAATGACTATGACCTACTGTAGCAGAAACTTTATGTTTTGTCAAGATAGATCTTGCAATATTTTCACCAGATATTGCACTGCCCATAATACCAGATGGCAAGTGGTGGCAATAATGCACACCATCTACTACTTTAATTTTTTTATATGGTATCTCCTGCCAACCATACTCTTTAAACTTGAGATCACTTATTTTTAATGTGCCATCAAGTTCTGGATTTTCATCTACAAATCTATCTATTCTATCTTCATGATTACCATGTAACATAATTTTTCTAGCTTTATGTTTACCTAGACCTTTATTAAACAAAGATAATGCTTCATGTGAATGATCCATATCTTTTTGATATCTTCTACCTTCAAAAGATTTTTTACCTCTATCATAAGAGGATAAAGAATCCAT